GTTTTCCAACGGATGTCTCCTAATGAAGATTGCCAAGTTCCTCGCGACAGATCTGACCAAAGGTCAAGATCTGCCCTATGCACACCCTCCCATGTTTCTAACCCAGTTTTAGTAAGCCAGAAGGGGAAAGTATCTGTTGCAGATGATAAGTCAAAAGCAACCAATTCTCCCCCTTCTTTCATATAATTCTGGATTTCCAAGACACCTCTGTCTTGGTCAAATGTTGCGTCTTCTGGAATTTTCCTCAAGTTGTTATACAAGAGAGATCCAAAAGCTGATAGCGCTATCTGATACACGGGGAAAGGGTTAGCCACCGATCTCAATTTATATCCTGGTTCTTGAATGAAACCCACCTTACCTACATAGGTTTGGGGAATGTTCTTTCGAGCACGCCAATATAAATCTTGAACGTCCGGCTGAGGCCCTCTCCTCTTCAACCAACTTCCTATAAACGGTGCAGAAGCAGTAGAAAGTATTCCTTCCATTGAGTTCTTACAAGAACTCAACTTAGGAGCTTCCCACTCATCTGTTGACCACTTATAGTAGGGGATCCGAATCTCTTTATTTAGAAGCGCCCGTAAGGGCATCCACGAAAAATGAGACGTTGTTTCAAGACGTCCAAATTCCGTGAAGAACTTCGAAAAGAAAGGGGTATCGGCATCGAAATCCTTACCTAAGGTGTTAACTCCGTCCAGAAACTTCTGTTTCTGAGCGTTTGTAATCCTTTTGGAAACAAAAGAAGAATAGACCATAAAGGCTGATAAGGCCTTATGTGGCTTCTTCTTCATTTTCATTAGAGCACGGAATGGTCCTCTTGGTCCATTCGGTGTTGCCTTAATCCAGGAATTTTCTGGTAATCTAAATGATAGCCCAGCTAAATGATTGACAAAGCCTTGCTTTAACAACTTTAACCGGTTAACAGTCCATTCCTCACCATTTGACCTTACCCACTTTTCAATCAAATTGAGAATTGGGTATACTTGTGTGTCGCTTAGACCAGTGCTACGTAAGATTTTGCAAGCTCCGTTGATCGCAGTGATCATGTGTACTCCTATAAGGATGTTCACACCGGGCTCGGGCGAAAGCTCCGAGACAC